TGATCTCGCACGTCCAGCGCAAAGGATTCGCCATTTCAGGCGCAAGCAAATGGAAAAACAGTGTTGAGGACGGAATTGCAGTACTGAAAAACTTTAAAGAAATAGTTATTCACACCCGCTGCGCAGAAATGCAAAAAGAAGCGCGGCTTTATAGCTATAAAATTGATAAGCTGACAAAGCAGATCGGTCCTGATATAATTGACAAGTTCAATCATGGCTGGGATGCTGTGAGATACGCGCTTGATCGATTTATCAAAGACAGAGTTTCTGGATTTGGAAAAAATCAGGTAAAAAATCAAATTCAGGCAAAGCGGACAACGATTGCGCCGAAGGAAAGTAAAAAAGAATGGTAGCGATTCCAAGTATTTTTAATTTTTTCAGATCATCAACACCCTTGAAAGCGCAAAGCGTTGAAAAAGCTCATATGTCATTTACAGCACGGGGAACAAGCGGAACAGAAATTTATTCGGGCTATTTTTCAGAGGAATACCTTTCAAAATTCTACGCCGAGCGCGGTATAAAGGTATTTGATGAAATGCGCCGATCAGACGGTCAAGTCAAAATGCTTTTGCAAGCTGTAAAAAACCCGATCAAAAGCGCATCATGGGAGATTGAGCCGAGCGGCGAGGAAGAAATTGACTATGAGATAGCCGATTTCATTCGCTTTGCCCTTTTCCGCAACATATCAAATCCAAAAACGGGAAAGAAAAAATCTTTCAATGAATTTGTTGCCGAAGCTTTAACCATGGTCGAGTTCGGATTTAGCGCTTTTGAGGTAGTTCACAAATCAGTAAAAAGCCACCCGATTTACGGCGATTATATCGGGCTTTCAGATTTAGGCTTTCGCCATCAAAGATCAATCCTTGAATGGATTTTAAACGAGGACGGATCTCTACGGGCAATTCGCCAAAATGTTAGCGGAGATCTAGGCGTCGATGTATATATCGCGGGCCAATACATTTTGAATTTTGCTATGGACAAAGAAGGCGATAATTATCAAGGCATTTCAATGCTTCGCCCTTGTTATGGCGCATGGTTTAGAAAAAACATATACAGAAAGCTTCAAGCAATCGGAATTGAGCGCTGCGCCAAGGGGATTCCGATAGGGACAATTCCAGCCGAATTACAAGGAGCGCCCGATCTTGAAACGCAAATTGATTTATTTCAAGAATTGATTGACGCGCTTTCGGCGCACGAAAAGAACGGGATTGTTTTAGGCGCAGGCTTTGACATCAAAGAATTAAAAATATCCCATGATTCAGAAAAGGTGCAAAAGGTTATTGATTCGGAAAATCTTGAAATGTCGAAAGCCTTTCTTGCGAATTTCATGGAATTGGGATTGTCTGGAAATAGCGGATCATTTGCGCTGGGCGCGGATCAATCATCAATTTTTCTTTCAGGAATCCAATATATTGCTGATCATATTTGCGAAAAGGTGAATTGCCAGATTATCGAGCAACTAGTTCGCGCAAAATACGGGGATCAGGAAAAATATCCGAAACTTAAAGCCACAGGCATAAATGACAAGGCAGGATCAGAGGCGGCGCAGGCAATATCAACCTTGCTTGATCGCGGGGCTATTCAAAATTCAACGCGATTGCAACGCCATTTGCACAAAGTCTATAAGCTTCCCGATCTTGATGAGGACATTGCAGAAATAGCAGATCAGAATTTTTTAAATCCTGCTCCTGCCGCGCCGCCTGCATCCCCTGCATTATCGGATAAAAAAAAACTTTTGGGGGCATGCGTGCATGAAAAACTAGGGACATACACCCTAAGCGATGTTGATCGAAAGGCTTTTCCTGTTTCTGGAAAAATAGAGGATTACGCAGCCGATTTATTTGATTTCATGGAAAAAAGCCTTAAGCAACGCAGCCGCGCAATGGTTCAAGATATAGCCGCCGCGATCAAGAAAGGCGGGGCAAACGTAAGTGAAAAAGTCCTTTTAGTTAAAATGCCTAAAAACAAAGCCTACATTACGGCGCTTGAAAATTGGGCAGGCGGCGTGGTCGAGAAATCTTTTGCCGATGCGATTAAAGAAATTGGCCTCAAGAAAAAAGATGTTAATTTTGCTGATGAATTGAAAAAAGCGCCTAAAAAGCTGCGAAATAAACTTACAAATCTTATTCTTTTGACCGCAGATTATCAGGACATAGACATTGAAAAAGCCGCTTATTTTGCTTTTGCATCAAATTACGAAACGCTTACGGAGGCGGCTTTGATTGAAGAAATTATAAATCAGGTTGAGCGATATTTTTCAAAAAATATTATTGAAACCACGAGCGTGAATATGGCATCACAAATCGTAAATTCAACGCGCAAAGAAACTTTTCTTTCCCCCGATGTCGGCGAAGAAATTGAAAGCTTTGTCTTTATGAATCCCGATCCTGTAAGCCCTATTTGCAAGGCGCTCAATGGTAAGGTATTCTCAAAGGAGGAATTTGAAACCAGCGATCTTACGCCGCCTTTGCACCATAATTGCAAAAGCTACATAAGGGCGCAAACTAAAGGCGATCCAGATAATTTGCCTATAACGGGGCTTAAAATAGACGCGCAGGGCGATGATTTAGAGAAAATAATGCGGAGTAAAACACTATGAGAATAAATCTTTCAGAAATCACTTTTGCCGAGGGCGATGAAAGCCCTGATATTTCCAAAGTCCAGCTTTTGCGGGCTGGAAAATATAAATATTTGGACAATACGCCCCTTGAAATAACAAGCGGCATGCTTTCAAACATGAAGGCAAATTTTGATAACAAGGTCAAAAAGATTGATCTTGCAATCGATTATTTCCACAACGCTTATGCTGAAGCTGCGGGCTGGATCAAAGAAGTGATTCTTGAAAATAATAATTCTGAATTATGGGTTAAAGTTGAATGGACCAGCGAGGCAATGGAAAAAATTCTCGCCAAAGAAATTCGCTATTTATCGGCTGACTTTGATCTTGATTACGAAGATAACGAAAGCGGAGAAAGATACGGGCCGACATTGAACGGGGGCGGGCTCACAAATCGCCCTTTTGTAAAGGGAATGAATCCAATTTTAAGCGAAATTTCAGCAATCATTGACAAATGCCCCGAAAAATTAGACCATATAAAAAGAATTCTTTCAGATAAGCCCGAAAAAGGAACAAAACAAATGAATTTTGAAGAAATTAAACAAGCCGTTGTAACTTTGCAGCTTTCAGACGATCAGCGCGGGGAACTGGCTCACTTGATGAAATTTGAAGATCAAAGCAAAAAGCTTTCCGATCAAATCGCTTTGCTTAAAGCGCAGGCCGATGTCAAAGACGCTGAAATCAAAAAGCTTTCAGATGAGGCTGCATCTTTGAAAAAAGACGCTGAATTCTCTGTGCTTTTGAGCGAAGGCAAAGCAGTTCCAGCGCAAAAAGATGCTTACTTGAAAGGCGATATGGCTGAATTTGTACGCCTTTCCGTTCCTGTAAATCTAAAGCAAGCAGGATCAGGCGCGGGCGGAAGCGATGCGATGCTTCTCGGTCAGATCCATATGGCTTTGAAAAACCTTCCGAATGAAATCGCGCGGGCTGTCAGAACTGCGGTTTCGAAGGGGAATGCCTGATGACTGCGCCAGATGTTTTATATGTCGAAATGTATATCGAAAGCGGGTCGGAAATTCTGGACGAGATCAGCGCGGAAATTTTGGACAATGCTGGAAACGTGATCACTGACCTGAATGGATGGACTTCGATCGTTGATGATGTTTTGACCGATGCGCCGATCGTGATATTTCAGGGGCAGCACGACAGCGGGCCAGAGGATCGCGTGGCGGACAGCGGCTCGATCCGATTCACGCTGGATAATAGTGCAAGTAATTCGGCGAGCACTGTCGGGTATTACTCGCCCGATCACGCCAGCCTGCGAAGCGGTTTCGGGCTCGGCGTGAAAATCAGGGTCGGCATGGAAAAAGACGGCGTGACGCAGTGGATCTCGCAGGGGAAGATCGTGACGATTGAGCCTGCCGCTGGAAATTTGAATTCAAAAAAGGTGGATGTGATCGCCGCTGACTGGATGGATATTGCATCGCGCACCAATATGCCCTGGATCAGCATGCCATCCATTCAAAACAGCACAGACGACCAGGTCATTCAGTATATTCTGCGAAATCTTGATGATGTCCCTGAGATGACCGATTATGACACGGGGTCTTACACCTATCCTTATCCGTTGAACGACATTGTGGACGGTCGTGACACGGTAATGACTATTTTTCAAAAGCTGATGATGAGCGGGCTCGGCAGGGTGTACATTGTCGGGAATACGAGCAGCGGCGAGGTTTTGAAATATATCAGCCTTGACACTCTTGTGGCTGGCGGTTCGGTTGTGGCCACGTTCGATAATGACTTTGAGGCGATGCAGGTTTCACGACAGGCATATCGTCGGGTGAAGCGGGTCCATGTGAAAACTGGAAAGCTGGCAGAGTATGGGACGACGAGTTCGACCCTGATTTATTCACTGCCAAGTGATTCGATCATTGTGCCAGCAGGGGATTCGGTTGAGTTTATTGCGAAGTTTAGCGACGTGGAGGGCGTGGTCGATAGCGGGGCAGACGTTGGCGCCATTCGTGCCAATTTCCTCGGCGATCTGTATTATTCGGGCGCGGGCGGGACTGGTTCGAGTATGTACAGCAGTTTTGTGACATCTGTGAGCGTGGACGGGGTGAATTCGATCCGCGTGAAGTTGATCAACACTGGCGCCGTGCCTGGGTATGTGTATCGATATGATGTTTATGGAAAAATTCTGTATGCAAAAGAAAATTATATTTACCGCCTTGAAGATAGCAGCATTCCAGACGGGCAGGGTGTGACGCTGGACTGGAATGCACTGAGCCAGAACAGCTATTCTGCCGCAGTTGAAATCGGCGACCTGTTGATGGATTGGCACGGGCGCGATATTACCGAAGTGAAAAGTTTGACCTTTACCCCTACGGCAAGCGCTGGGAATTATGAAAAAATGATCAATGCCAAACCAGGCGAGACCGTGCATGTTGTTGATGATGTCTCTGGAATAGATGCGGACATGCTGGCGATCGGGTTTGAGCTTCAGATTTGGAATAACGGCGCTCATATCAAAGAAACGCTGTTCGTTTCTCAAACAGTTTAGCGGAGAATAAAATGGGTATTTTCAGCAGTTATACACGATTGACGGCTATCTCAAGAAGCGATGTTTTGGGGGTCGTGCAGGATGTCAGCGCTTCGCCTGCTTCTGCGCAAACCAAGTCCATTTTGATCGAAGAACTTTTGAAGATGGGTCCGTGGGCATCGAAGGTTTTGACTGTTTCGGCGACGAGCAACGTGACGATCACAAATGACGATCCGATATTTGTGGACATTACGCCGACCGCAGCGCGGGACGTAACAATGCCGACAAAAGGCTCTGATAATCATTTGTATATTATCCGCAATTTGAGCGGGACCTATACGCTGACGGTGAAGCAGAGCGGCGGTACGACGATCACCACGATCGCGGCGGGTGAAGTGAAACTGATCATCCCTTCGACGATCAACGATTTCACGACGCTGACGCTGAGCAGTACGAGCGGCGTGTTGCTGGCGGCCAATAACCTGAGCGATCTGGCGAGTGCGGCCACAGCGCGCACAAACTTGGGGATGAGTGCAAACGGCGCAAGCCTTGTCACTGCGGCAAATTATGCGGCGATGAAGACGCTGTTGAGTTTGACGGTCGGCACGGATGTGCAGGCGTATCATGCGCGGCTTGCTGACCTGGCTGGCATCACGTATGCACAGGGCGACGTGCTGTATTTCAACGGGACAAACATCGTCAAGCTGGCGGCTGGGACGAGCGGTCAATTTCTGAAGACGATGGGCGCAGGGGCAAACCCAACCTGGGCGACGATCGCAGGCGGCGGTGATCTGCTGGCGTCGAATAACCTGAGTG